CTAAACATATCAAATCTATCAATAATTCCCTTAGGAGTTAGATCAACGTTTTCACGAATATACTTTTCTAGGTCCTTACTTTCGCCGTCACTGTCAACATAGAAGCTAGTAGGTTCTTCAACACCAATTGCATAGCTTAGCTGAATCTGTGCCCACGATGCCTTACCGCTAGCAACGATGTTCTTTGCAAGATAACGAGCCATATATGCAGCAGAGCGGTCGACCTTAGTTGGATCCTTGCCTGAGAATGCTCCACCTCCGTGCGGCGCTGCCCCACCGTAAGTATCCACAATAATTTTTCTTCCCGTCAAGCCAGTGTCGCCATCTGGACCGCCAATAACGAATCTACCGGTTGGGTTGATTAGGAACTGGGTATTATCATCAATCAGCTCCGTTGGGACAACTGCACGGATAATTTGTTCAATTCCATTACGAACTTCTTTGATATCTACATCTGGATGATGCTGCGATGAGCAAACAATCTTGTCAATTCTATTGACTGTCCCATCGTCATTGTATTCTACAGTTACCTGACTCTTGCTGTCAGGGCCCATCCAAATCTGATTCTCATTCTTTCTCAGATGAGCAAGTGCTTCAACAATTCTATGACTATAAAATAATGGGGCAGGCATATGATTTTCTGTTTCGTCACATGCGTAGCCGAACATTAGGCCCTGATCTCCAGCGCCAAAATTATCAGTGCCTAATGCAATGTCTGGACTTTGCCCATGCATTAGATTAACAATGTTTACAGTATTCCAGTGAAAACCTTCTTGCTCGTATCCTATATTCTTGATAACTTTCTTCACCATGTAGTCTAAGTCTAAAGAATCAATTTCTCCTTTATACTCTCCTGCCAAGATTACTGAATTCGTAGTCACGAGTGTTTCACACGCACACCTTACTGCCGGGTCCATCGCTGTCATAAACATGTCAAGAATTCCATCACTGATGGCATCTGCAATTTTGTCTGGGTGTCCTTCCGACACCGATTCACTGGTAAATAGATATGGCAAATTAAGCTCCTATGATATACACTTAATTATACTAATATCAGGTCGTTGTAAAGTTTTATGATACCCAACAATCGCAGTTGCATTCAATTACCTTTTCAATTGCCTCATCAACGTTATAGGCCGAAGGTAACAAAACGCTTCCTGTATAGTCAGTGTTTAGATTGTCTGGCACATTGTTAGGGTTAAGTTGCTCGGGTGGTTGCACAGTTACAATGCGTGGAATTTCGGTTGACCCTGACAAACTTGCCGGAACAGTTATCATAACTGATGGGACCGGGACACCTTGAAGTATGGGAGTAATATCTCCGGGTTTAGTTGATCTAGCAGGAATATAAGTTCCAACGAGAGCAGAATCAGTAGGTATATAAATACCATTTGGATTGGGCTTAACAACTTGATTGTCCACTTCTGCGGCGAACCAAGCAGGGTTAGTATAGCCCTCTACTTCGTTCAATAGTTCAGGCTGATCATTCTTTATTATATTAAGGATTGGGCTAGGGATATTATTTTGCACGCCGGCGGCGATAGTTCCATTAGTAGTAAGAGTTTTAACATCATCAGTAGACATATCTACAGGAATATTGTTGTCTAATGTTATTCCTGCGTTTTGAAGTCTTCGTTGATTTCTTTCTTGTCTCATCATACCAACAGTGCTTTGTCCACCTACTGTAGACAAATCAGTTATAGCCTCAATAGTCTGTGCCGACATATGAGGTTTAGTATCTTGTGCTAATTCAGGTAATGAATCCACAAATACATTAATAGCTTGCGGATACGGATTAGTAAACGGATCTTTGGGGATAGTAACAGGAACTAGTGCATTGTATCTAGTTCTTTGTTCAATCATCAATTGAGTTCCCATACTATTCCAATACACATTTAGTTCTTGGGCTTTTTCTGGGTTGGATGCGGCAATTGATGTGATTTCGGTGTTTGCTTGATCAATATAATTTTGTACTACCGAATTCATTGGGCTAGGCCAGCCAGTAGTACCAAACGCGGTGTTTGTTCCGCCTGCGTTTGATGTGGGAGGACACTGAACCTGTGCAAACCACCCGCTAGTATTTGTATGACTTCCTCCTGAGACTAGCGTGACGCTAGTAAGTCTACCAAAATTAGCTATATCGTTAGGATCTGTTCCGATTGTGCAAGTCGCACTAGCACCAAACGGCAATGAGATTGTTGGGACGGGCGCTCCACCACGACCATATCCTCCGCCAGGTGTTACTATAGTGAGAGTGTCAATAAAATAATCACTGGGTGAATTGCTGTCAAGAGTAAATGCTAATACAGCACCCTCCCATGTAACTGCCAGATACAAGTTATCGTATATTGATTTTAGTGTGGTCGTTTGTACTTCTAAAATTCTGTTATATAGATTTTCCCAGGGATAAGGTAACCCGCTCATACAACCAAAAAAATCACTCATCGTGTAGGTGCCATATGGACCTGACCCTAATGCTTGCTTTTCAGAAGTATTATCAATCATTTCCTGATTAGTTGGCTTGCTAGTTCCCGAAGTTAAGGGCAATCCAACCATGCTTTCTAATGACTTAGTAGCTTTAGCAAACTTTTTGAATGTTACTTGCTCAATGTTTCTTACTTGTCGCAGTGAGAACGATAGTGCGCCAATTGCAATTGCCTGATCCTGTGGTATGATTCCATACAAGTAAGAACCAAATCCTTTTTCGGGGACTGCTATATTTTCAGTAGATAGGGGTGTATCTAAAATCGTCGGTGGGCCCTTAGGTATTTGAATGCCCACATAGTCTTTCATTTCCGGCGTTGACAATGCAATATTGACCCCGCCGTCTGCATAGATTGGATAGTAAGTTTTGCTATTAGTAGGCAATCCTAAATCGCTATTGTACTTAGGAACTGTTAATGATTGGAAACTATTAGGGAATAGTTTCCTAACATCTAATAAATCAGCGAGAGATTCTAGTCCCTGAGTTTTAACTTGCATGGGTGCTAATACAGCTTGTAAGTTTTCGCCGCGGATAATCAAAAAGGCACTATAGATTTTCTTTTCTTGATCTTTGGTAGGAGTCAATATACTACCAGAAGATAGATTAGTTACGTCAGTAGATTCTAAACCGGATGCTAGTAATGCAAGAACCAAATCTTGGATAACTGCATTATTTTGACCCAGTGTCGCTAACAATAGTGAGGGCAAACCTAATGCATCCAATCTACTCAAATTAATTAGATTGCCTAAGTTTTCTAAATCTTCTCCAAACTGTCTAGTTGCTAGACTTATACCCATGATATCGGCACTTACCAAATCATCCATGTTACTATACGAGCCATCCATAAATGTTTGACTATTGTGGGAAGACATTATGATTTGGTTAGAAGAATTGATGAATGCAGCAGATGACATTAATGAAGAACAAAATTCCTTATATGCCGGTGTTGATGCATTAACAGTATCACCATTCCAATTGAATTCATTCCAAGCCTGCAATGCGTGTAATCTAATATACCCCCACTGCGTTACTGATTTATTAGGATTAGTAGTGTCGTATGGTATCCAAGTTGCATTTTGCTTTTGGTCAACTACGCCATTTCCTTGTAGAGGATCTGAGTATCCAGCGAGAGCAGTGGCATCATAGTTTCCATATCCAGATGTTGCGGGTCCGGGATAAGGAGGATTAACTCCGTCTCGTGTAATACCCTGTCTTGCACCATATGCAACTGCACCAGTAGTCCAATTGCCGGTTGGGTCTATAGCTTGATATGTGGGCGGCTTAGAATTACCTAATGCGCCTATTGAAGTAGAGCCAATTGAAATTAGATTGTTATAAGTTGCGTCTGAGAGGGTTGCGTTGCTGTTTCCGGGGCCTTGCAAGTATCCATCATTAATTGCATAAGTTAATGTGTGTAAGCAAGTATCAGTGACGCATTTTCCTGGAGTATAACTAACGTTTGTTTTGCTAGAACCCATATAAGATGCAGCAACAGGGTTAATAGTTAATCCCTGGTTAAAAAGGTAAGAACCATTTACGTTTATTCCTAAGGGACTTTGTTTACCTGTATCAGCCATACATCACCTTATGGAACATACACATTAGGACTACCTTGCGATATCTTGTGTCCGCATGTATTTCCTGACCCAACTCGTAGAACAGGTACTCCCTCAGCAAAAACAGTAGGACTACCCTCAGTAGTCTTAGCTGCTTTATGCTTGTTTTTGCCGTGAGGAGTAATGTCGCTAACGTGCAATCCTACTGCGATACCATTTGCAAAAACTGTACCGGCACCTCGGACAATCTGTCCTCCTGCATCGTTTTGATCACCTTTTCTACTGAGTTGTGCCATTCATTATCCTAAAATTAACTTCTTGTCAGGTACTACTAGACCTGTGGTAGCCTCAATATACTTTGACTTGACGCTTTCATCTGTCAAAGCATGGATTGTAACACTATTACTATTTAGTCTTGTTTCGGCCTTCGGATTTGCAGTAAACAAACTTGCAATCAATCCAAGACCTTGAGGTCCGGGAGCTACTGAAACTGGATCATGCAGTAATATGTAGTTGTCTTCAATGCTTGTTACTCTAGCAACTACTTCTTCGCCGCTAGTAAGCTTAAAGGTGTATACTTCACCTGTCTTAATATCTTTCATTATCTTTCCTTATGCTGCGTGTGGGAGCAGTCTTGCTCTGAGTTGGTCAAACCCACCCACATATTCATCGTCAATAAAGATTTGCGGGACTGAACGAGCATCAGGAACTGCTGCTAACAAATCTTCCTTGGTGTACGTATCACCAATCTTTCTTTCTTCAAACTCAATTCCCTTCTGAGTTAGAAGTGTCTTTGCCTGTACACAATGGGGACAGGCGTCCTTTGACCATACAATTGCTCTCATTATTTTTCTCCTTATAATTCTGGAAGTGCTTCGTAATCTAGCGTGTCAGTCATTACCCCAATGACATAACTAGTAGATTCTGATTCTTGTAATGCCGTCTGCTTTTTGCTAGTATCGCTGTGTTTGTTGAACCAAGGAATGGGAGTATTCTTTGGTGCTGGATTCCAGTACTTAATGCCAATCTGCTTAAGTGCATCTACTGCGGTGTAGTCAACAAAGTCGCAAAGAATTGCAGCATTGAGGCCGATAACTGGGCCCTTCTTAAATAGATAGTTGGCCCATTCTTTTTCTTCACGAATAACATCCGCGTAAATCTTAATGACTTCTTGTTCACAATCAATCTTAGCTTTAGCAAAGCGAGGATCTTCCTTAACTACTTGATTAATCATCCAAGCAGTCCACTCCTTATGCAGTAATTCGTCCTGTAGAATCAAGCTGATAATGTTGCCGTTGCCCATAAACAACTTGTTCTCAACCATTGCAAGACTTGTTGCGAATGAAACCATAAAGCGGAAAGCTTCAAGTGCATAACTAGCATGGAGTGCTAACCAAATTGCATTGATATGCTCTTGTTCAGGAACGTCAATGCCGATTTCTTTCTTACAATTAAGAGCATGTAGCTTATCATAATAGTCACCAATGCTTGAGGCCATGTCAATGATTTCCTGAGTGTCGTGAATCGTGTTGAACACTTCCTTAGGAACATTGTAGATGTTGCGAATGATGTGGCTATATGAGCGAGAGTGGATGTTTGTTTCAAAGAAACTCCAGTTACTCATAATAGCTTCAAGTTCGGGGATAGAGCAGACCGGAGTAAAGACCTGTGCTGGTGCTCTACCCTGCAAACTATCAAGTGCAGTTTGACGAAGAACATTGCTGGTAAAGATGTGTGCAACAGCTTCACTGGCGTCCTTCATGTCATTGGCATCTTTACTGAGATTGACTTCTTCCGGAACCCAAAAGAATCCACGTGCAGTCTGTTCAATCTTTTGTAGCTTCTGATACTTGACTTCTTCAAAACGCTGAATAGTTACAGGACCTGCAGGGTCAAGGAACATCTTGCGAGTAAGATAATCTGTTTTAGTGTGTAAGTTATATTGTTGCTTGCTCATCTTAGTCCCTTAATAGTTTGATAATTGTTTGTGCTAAATCTTTGAACCAACGTTCATCGTGTCCCCTAGTTGTTTCGGCAGCAACGCCGATTCGTACTCCGCTAGTTTCAATGAACCCGCGAGTATCATTGGGAACACCATTTTTATTTACAGTAATGCCATGAGTTTCTAACAAGTCAGCAAACTCTCTACCGCTATACTTTTCGTTATTTAGATTGATGGTCATCATATGGCAGGCAGTACCGCCACTAACAACATCAACATTGGCTTCAATGAACTCTCTGGCCATTGCTCGTGCATTAATCTTGATACGCTTTGCATAAACCTTGAATTCTGGCTGCAATGCTTCATAGAAGCACTGTGCCTTAGCAGCAATGATGTGCATCAACGGGCCACCCTGCGTTCCCGGGAACACTGCACCATTAATCTTCTTATTGTAAGACTCATCATTCCAAAGTATCATGCCGCCTCTAGGACCGCGCAATGTCTTGTGTGTAGTAGTTGTTGCAACATGTGCGTAAGGGAATGGATTTGGATATTCGTCTGCTGCAATCAATCCTGAATAGTGACTGATATCAGCTAATAGAATAGCGCCAACACTATCAGCAATTTCTCTGAAACGGCGCCAGTCAATGACTTGACTATATGCACTTGCACCTGCAATAAGCATCTTGGGCTGAACTTGTCTGACTAATTCAGCTACGGCATTGTAGTCAATCAAACCGTTTTCGTCAACGCCATAGCTATAAGCTTCAAACCACTTGCCACTCGCATTAACTTTTGCACCGTGACTTAAGTGGCCTCCGCTAGCTAAGTCCATACCAACAATCTTGTCATTGGGAGTCAGGAAAGCTTTGAATACTGCTAGATTGGCATTGGCTCCTGAGTGCGGTTGAACATTAGCAAACTTGCAGTTGAACAATTGAGTAGCATATTCAATTGCAAGATTTTCCACTTCGTCAACATGTTCGCAACCATTATAGTACCGCTTGCCGGGCAGTCCCTCAGCATACTTATTAGTAAGAATACTTCCACATAGTTCCATAACTTCTGGACTAGTAAAGTTTTCACTAGCGATTAGTTCAATGGTGTTTTCCTGTCTGACCTTCTCTTTGTTGAGAATATCTGAAATGCGTGTGTCAATCATTTAATAATTCCCTGATGCAAGAACGATTTTACAAATATGTTCTAATCTTTCAATATGCTCATATGCGCGCCAGGGACTAGTATCAATTGCAACTACGCCATGTCCTTTGATGCCCACGATATCATATGCGATGTTACCCTGACTGTCAAGACCTAAGTTAGTGTGACATTCTGTTGCAAGTTCTTCACTGATCGGAGGAACTTCCCCCACATTCGGTGCGACCCTAGTGTATCTGCCCAACTCAGGGAAGTGTGTCACTAACTCATTCAAGTTGATACCGGCATGCATTGCAGCAACACAGTATGTAGGGTGAACATGCACTACTACACGAATGTCATCACCGTGCTGACCCATATTCTTTAGCAAGCCATAGTGTAGCGGAATCTCTCCGCTAGGTGTTAGCTTTTCGGAGATATCGGTGTACTTTGCAACTTCCCAGCCATTTTCAACTAAATCAATTTTCTTGAATTGATCTGGTTGTAATGTCTGTTTTCTTACGCCACTAGGAGTGATGAAGAAATGGTTTCTATCGTGGTGTCTTATGCTTACGTTACCGTCTCTGCTGGTAATCCAGTTACGGGCATAGGCATCCTTTAAAATATCACAAATTGTTTCTAACATTATAACTTACAACTTTCGCAGTCACCGTCTTCTTCAAAGAAATCAATTTCTTCAAGCGGTGCATCATCTTCTACTTCTTTCGCGCCCTTCTTATTGATCAAGCTGTAATAGATAGTCTTGATTCCCCACTTACTTGCAAGCATTAAGTTCTTTGCGATGAGCGTTGTAGGGACCTTACGATCAGGGAAGTGAGCAGGATTGTAGAAGGTATCTGTGCTGATTGACTGATCCATGTAAGCGGCTAGAACAGCGGAGGTCTTGAGATAACCAACACAATCAGTTTGGTCCCACATAAGCTGATACTTGTTCTTCAACTTCTGATATTCAGGAACAACCTGAATGAACGATCCAGCCTTTGATTCCTTGACGCTAATTAAACTCATTGGCATAGCAATGCCGTTCGTTGAATTGATAACCACCGAACTTGATTCTACCGGAGCAATTGCACCAACTGTGGCATTACGCACACCGTACGCCTTCATTTCAGTGCGTAGTGTTTCCCAATCAAGTTCAGGAGTAAAGTCTGCTAGTTCGTTGACACCCTTTGATCTAAGTTCCCAAGGGAAGATGCCTTGACCATAGCGAGTCTTGTCACTGTCTAAGCACTTGCCGCGTTCCTTAGCAAGTTCAACGTTTGCTTCCATCAAGTAATAAGTTTGATGTTCACCCCAACTCTTGATTTCTTGCAATGCATCTTGTTCTCCATACTTGTAGCCGCGCTTTGCATGCCAGTATGCAAGATTAGTAACGCCGATGCCGATTGGTCTGATTTCTTCGTTTGATAGCTTGCTTTGGATTGACAAGAAGTCCTGATAGTCTAGGATATTGTTCAAGCTACGCAATAGAATGCGACATGCTCTACGCATATCTTCTGGATTTCTAAATGCACCCCAATTCATTGAACCAAGTGTACAAAGAGCAATACGACCGGTAGGATCGTCTAAACGCTTGAATGGCTTTGTGGGAAGAAGGATCTCAACACAAAGGTTTGACTGATAGATTGTATGATACTCAGGATCAAACGGACCCTGATTCATTACGTTATCAATGAACACGAGATAGATTCTACCTGTGTCAGTGCGCTCCTTGAGAATGCCTCCCTTGAAGACTTCCTCAGCACTCATTACCTTTCTACGCAAATCCTTACGCTTTTCATACTTCACGTAAAGTTCTTCAAACTTTGCGGTGTCCTTGTAGAATGCTTCATACAGGTCAGGAACTTCGTTTGGATCAAAGAACGTGATATTCTCTTTGTTCTTGAATCGCTTCCAAAAGAATGCAGATAGAACTACACCGTAGTCCATATGACGAACACGAGTTTCTTCCGTACCCTGATTGTTCTTAAGAACGATCAAGTCATCAAACTGATGGTGCCAGATAGGATAGAATACAGTGGCACTTGCGTTACGAATGCCACCCTGTGAGCAAGAACGTAAGTCACCGAACCATTTCTTCAAAAACGGAATCATGCCAGTGTGCATGATTTCGCCCCCGCGGATAGGCGAACCGAGGGGGCGAAGCCTGCCGATTTCTAAGCCAATGCCAGCACGTTTGCTAGCATACTTAGCCATCATTTCTCCCGAAGCAAAGATTGAATCTAAGTCATCGTCACTGCGAATAAGAACACAAGAACTAAACTGCTTAGTAGGAGTGCCCAAACCAGCGAGGACCGGAGTAGCAAGAGTGAATAGTCCATCGCTTGCTGCATTGTAGTATTCTTTAACGAACTTAAGACGCTTGCTAGCTTCTTCCATATGAAAGACTGTAGCTGATGCGACCATATACCGAACTTGAGGAGTTTCATAGATTTCCTTAGTGGCTCTATTGCGAACAAGATATTTTTCAATCATCTGTTCAATTGCTGCGTATGAGTACTCCTCGTCCTTCTCATGGTCAATGAATTCATCCATCTTGTTCCATTCATCTTCCGAATACCATTCAAGAAGTTCGGGAGTGTAAAGGCCCACCGATATATTCTTCTTTACAATCTCATACAATGATGGTGGGTTATAATTTCCATATACGTCTTTACGAAGCATGGAAAGTCTTTGTCTACCTGCGACATATTGATAGTTGGTGTGACCGATATCGGGATTAGCCTCAATATCAATCAAATCCACGATAGCTCTAAGAGTGATTTCATCAATCTCTCGTGTAGTTATTCCATCGTAAAAATGTGGATGTGCTTTAATTTCAATCATGGATTGGCTTACATCAGCCGTTCCATTGCATACTTTTGTAATCTGTTGTTGCCACTTTTCTAGGGACAGTGGCTCTTTGTTCCCTGATCGCTTTGTTACATTAATCATTCTTTGCCTATTTTCTGTTTTAATGGTTTAATATCAATTTGTTTGAAGTTAGTGAAATCTGATAGACATGTATTTAATACTGAATCAGGGTACCAATTCATTATATATTTTGCGTTGTCAACCAGGACTAAACATACGTTCTCATTATTATCGTCTAAACAGTCCACAAAGTCAATGTTTTTTACACCCAATAGCATAAGTGTGTATACCATTCCTAAACCTCGGGCATATTTACAATAGTTATTATCACTAATGAGTTCCCATGGATTGGGCCAGTCGGGCGTGTCTGCTGGATGTAGATAGTGATTGACGAGTGGGGTCTTTTGCCAAAACTTGTCTACTTCAACGCAGATACTTTGTATATCGCCGTTTTCTAAAGATTGTCTAAGCGAATGCCATGCACGAAGACGAGTATAATAGTCTAACAGAAAAATATTCATCACATTAATGATACTTATATTAGATGCTAATCAACTGTTAAAATGTGATTCTAAATCCCGATCCAGCTATGTTAGTGAATATAATCCCCCCTACTGCTAGAGAGTTAGTACCGGTAATATAGCTGATACTTAGGTAGTCATTTGTTCCCCCGCCGGCAAATGTCAAGCCAGTATTATTACCACCGTTAACACTATTAGCACCAACATTCCATGCAGTCAGTTTAAATAATGTTGCATTAGATGTAGAGGTTGACCCAACTGTGACTAGATTGCCGGCGGTGCCTGCAAGATCAAAGTTAGTAAAGGATTGCGTTTCTCCTGCACCAAACAAAACAGTGCATGGTTGAACAGTATTGTTGAACGTAGTGAATGTAT